ATATAATAAAGATTGGATTCTTAAATCAAAAAAGGCCTAAATTTTTGGTAAATTCTACCAGTTTTTCCATCGTCGTCGTTCCAGTGCGCTGCGGCTAAGTCAAATAACCATTGATCTCTTTCAAACATTTCAGGATTTTCGATATTTTTTATAGACATATTAGCAACTGCTTTTGCTACACAACTTGAATCATCGATAAAAATAGGAATACCTTCGCATATAGCTGCTACTGCACTAGAACTATTAAAAAATACTGCGGCCCATGCCTTATGCATACTATGAGTTAACGGAACTGATTTACTATCCATAACTGTAATATTACTTTGTACAAATTTTGAAAAATCTTGAGGTTTTCCTGGATGAGGTCTAATTATTATAGGTCTGTCTGTATATTGACGTATTTCTTTTATTTTTTGATCTAACCATACCACGGGATCTAGATTTTTCATACTAAATCCTCCGTCTCTTTGCATACAAATTAAAATATGTCTACCTTTTGTCCTCCAAGGTTTGATATCTATTTGCAATGATTTACTAATTTTTTTCCATGGTTTAGAATCGCTGTGTTTATTAGCATATTCCGCTTGATCATAAAATGGTCCGTCTAAACTATATCTTAAAAACCTATTTTCTAGATCTGCATATTTCCAACAACCTGCATCAATACACATAGTTCGACCGCCTATCTTTTTTTGTTCTTCTACAATCTGTTGTCGTAAAAGAACATTAGGAGTAGTTTTGTCTTGTGTGACCCATCCAAGAATAACTGCTAACTTACTAGGAGTATACTTATAAGAATTTTCAACATGAACATTAGCTCCTAATAATTTTGCACCATCTGCAAAACTTTGTAAACAACTTTCTTTTCTTGGGTGCTTGTTTAAATTTAACACACTACTTTTATAAACTATGACATCATGTTTCACTTACAATTCTCCAAGCTAATCCTGATCGCATTTCGTCTACGGTAAATTGTGCGTATGCTAAATGACATGCCCAGTGATGCACTTCATCGAGTGTTGGTATGTAAGGTGTTTCAATTTTTGACAAATCTGACAGGCAAAGGCTTTGTGCAGCATTTGGTCCTAAAGTAAATGCAGGTTTTCCTAACAATAATGCTTCTGTAGCAGCTATACTGTTAAAAGTCACTAAACAATGCACATCACGAGATAACGCCATTTCCATTGTGTCAGTAGTTACTCTTTCTGCACGACCTTTTTTAATTCTTGTTATTATCGGCCTATCAGTATACTGTTTTATAGTGTTAATAGTAGTAGTCAACCATTCGTCTAAATCTAATTCATAAAATGCCATCGCCTTAGCACTAGGCGGACAAAGAAGAATACTAGATCCTCTTCTAAACTTTGTTAAGCTCATTCCGGTGGCTTCGAATCTGTCTGCTGGTCTATCTAACACAGGTCCTATATTTTGCATGGAGTTTTTTGTAACCCTATGATATAATTTTTTACGACCGTTTCCAAAATATCCTGTATCTATATAATAGAAATCTCTTCCAATTTCTTGACAGCTTTTCATTTGTTTACGTTTAGTAATTCCTCTTAAAAGTACAGGTTGAGATTTAGGCTCGGCGATGTCCCAAGTACTAATTTGACCTCCAGCTCCTAATACAAAATTTTGTAAAATAGGGTCGTACATATGTCCTTTCTCCAAATATTTTACTTCGTTACTATCTGAATTAACAGAAATTATAGAATCTACTGTTAAATTTTTAATTTGTTCTACTATGCTTTTTGTAGTAATATTATAATAACTTCCGGATGGGTCCACCCTATATTTCAATATACTGTCAAAAATATTTTTAATTTCATCTGGAACAGATTCGTACGGGCTTAGTAGAGGAGCTGGTGCAGTATGTTTTAAATATTCATATTTTTCTTGAAGCCATGTAGCACCGTATTCGCAATTAAGATAATTAGGAAACCAAGGACCGCCTTCAGTATAATGAATAGCTTTAGGCGAACCGTCTTTAGGTTCGTGGTACCAATTTACTAACCAGTTCCATTCATGGTTGATTGTACCTATCTCTTCATCTTTAAGCCATTGAAATCTATGTAAGAATGCTCCAGTTTGACTGTTAACTAGTTCTGGAGTTAGTAGTTGATTCGAAGGATGTTGACAGTTAAACAAAATCAACGAGCTCCAATTTTTTCTAGGATATAAATGTTGTGTTTGATTATCCATCTTGGTAGAATTTGTTGGATTATATTCGTGATGAACACACATTACAGCATATTGCTGATTTTCCTTTCTCCAAGCAACTTCAAATAATTTAGTTATATCTTCTAAAAACAAAAAATCACAATCACAAAATATGGCCCATCCTTTATATTCGGAAAGATAAGGAACTAAAAATCTTGTAAAAGTAAATTCCGTTGAACTTAATGGATCTACTTCCCTTGTATAGATTTTTTGTTCTCTAAGTTCTTGCTGATCTAAAGGTTCGACTTGTACACCCGAACTTCTTCTATGAATAGAATATTTACAAATTTCATAGGCAATATCTTCTCTAGAATCGTACCCAACATATACTTTCATTTTCTTTCTATGTCCTCTTCTACACAATTAGTTCCATACTGTATTTCTACTATTTTTAAAGGAGTAGACGACGGATTACATAATTGGTGCCATTCTTCTTTTTTAATATGTAATGATTGATGTTTATGAAAGGTTCCTACAAATTCGTGATCGCTTTTGCGATTTATAGTATATACTTCCGCTGTACCTTCGACAATAAACCAATGTTCTGATCTATCTTGATGCTTTTGCATAGACAACGATTGTCCGGGATTTACAGTAAGTTCTTTTACTTTAACTTCTGTATTGTTTTCATGCAATATTCGATAATATCCCCAAGGCCTCTGTGTTGTAGGATATTTCCATTCTTCTAATATCCATGAACTAGAATTTTTCTTATCAGATCCGCCGACACCAAAGGCAAACTCTAGGTGATTGTCTGTGATATCCATTTCTGGAATATTTAATGCTGTGCGATCGCCACCGTTAGCAAAAATAATATGATCTTGAGGATAACTTTGTCTGACCATCCATATAGCATGGTTAGCTGTATTGTCGTTATCATCAAAATCGATGACAAAATCGACCCCTTTAATATTACGCAAAATATTAGCACGTTCCATTAAAGGCATAAAACATTTACCTTTTTTACGAGCTAACCATTGATCGGAATTTACACCAATAACTAGTAAATCTCCTAGTTTACTGGCTTCTTGAATGTAAGATATATGTCCAGAATGGATCGGATCAAATCCACCTGTTATCAACACGATTTTTTTCATGCTGATATTTATATTGGGTCAAAGACTAGCGTCTTCCATTCCGGCTACTCGAAGTTTGATTATGTTAGATAACTGCCATTGTTTAATGTCTAAAGCTTTAGTGATTCCTAACCATTTATTTCTAAGTAAGGCAAACTCATTGATTATCTTTTCAAAATCAACCACATCTGACTCACCTTCGACATATTTTTCGCAATCTCGAGAGCTTAATGCTCGTTGATAGTTTTCTAAATATTTGCGAAAATGTTGACTTTTTAGTCTTCGAAGTTCAATATTAAGATATTCTAATACTGCTTCAATTTCTTGTAGTTGACTATATCTTAATTCCACGATGCCTGGCATATTAGCAGCTGCCTTTTCAATATTACCCGCGATACGGCTATCATTCCTTGCTGCCTCCAATTCGGCTTCATAATACACTACGGCATCTGGAATATAAGATATATCTTTACTTATTTTTGAATACCAGGACATAATTAATTTTCGTAATCGTCCCAGTCGTCTTCTGAATCTTCATCGTCGTGGTCTTCTGAATCTTCATCTAAGTAATACTCAATAGCTTCGTCTAATGCTTCATCGAAACCAATAGCTGAGTGAAGTACTTTATCACTAATACCGTTATCTGCTAACAAATCCACATATCGTTCGGCTGCTAATTCTATTGTTTTTTTATCTAAATATTCTTTAAACAGCATCCAAATATCTGCAATCTGATTTTCATTCATGTTCAACTAACTCCTCTGATATAGTTACTTTTATTTTATCAAAATCTACCATTAATTTATCTAAGCAGTTTTCTTCGTTACGTTCCCATTCTTTTCGATAATATTTAAGTATTTCTCCATCGTTTGTTGTAAATGAAAGTCGGTTACCATCTTTTTTAAGATACCCTTTGGCTTCAGATAGATCTACTAATCCGCTGTAAGGATTCATACCTGTTTCATAAGGAATTTTTACTTGTACACTTTCAAAAGGTTTTGCGTATCGTGTTTTCATTACTTTACAAGCTGCACGAATTCCTCGTACTTCACTGATTTTATTGCCATCTTCGTCCTCTTTTAGTTTCAACTTTTTCATGGCAACCACAATAGAACTTGCGTAAATGAATCCTTGTCCTCCTGAAATCTTGTCGTCAGGATCGAACATATCTTGACTAGCATATGTGTGATTTGTAGCGATAAGACCAACATTAGCACTACCAAACATATTAACACAATTACGAACCAGCGCCGTGAGCGCCTTAGGTTTTCTGCCCATA